GAGGACTATGTGCTTGGGTCCGTGACCCTTTCTAGACTGGACCTTGCGAAAATAAAGCAAAATCTTCTTGAGGGGGTGCATGAACCCTACCCTTCACAGAGCGAGGAACAAGAGTTTTTAGAGAAGCTCCGTGTTCTTGGGGTCGTCTAGATTTGTTCGGTGGCTTGTATCGCTCTCCGGGACCAAGTTCGCGGGGTTCATAGGTCTTGGGCGGAGGAATGACCGGTTTTGGTTTGGGTTCTTTGGTCGTCGCAACCTCTTCAATTGTTTCCTTTTCCTGCGAAGAAGCCGAGATGATTGTCTGAATTCTTTTCCATGTTTCTTCATCAAGTTCTCCTCCACCCAATTCATCTTCACGGAACCCGTAAGAAAGGTAGATCGCCATGCGTTCTTCAAACGTCTTTCCTTCGAGTTCTACTATGAGCTGCTGACATTGTTTGTTTGTTATGACATGGTGTCTGTGTAAAGCCATGCCACATCCTTCCACTGGACAGAGTGGATAGTAACGTCGCGTGTTTGTATCACAACGTTTGTGACATATTTCATCGTTGTCACTCAAGTGGACATCAAGTTTATTAACTATAATTCTATTACATATTGAACATTTTGTAATTGGGACGAGGTTTAGGCGACACTCGTGATGAACGTGATGACCGCAACGGACGTTGACTTTGCAGACGAAGGAAATGTCTTCACCACAGATACTACACATTCTAAATATCTTCCATGTCTTTTCTTTAACGCTTCATCACAGTGCCACACATCCTGCAGGTGATAAACAAGGTCATCGGCTCATCTGCGCTGCGCGTTTGTTTCTCCACATAGGTGGTCTTCATGGATTTGCACTTGCCACACTTGAACATCCCGTCCTCGTATTCCTCGGGCTTCTTCTCGACTACCTCCTTCTTGGGTTCCTGATACCAAAGGTCCCATATCTCCTTAGAGTCGAATGTGTTGGGCTTGAGTTCACCTGACTTGATCCTGTCCAGAAACTTGGACTTGTCGTTGTTGCGGATCGCGTAGATCAGTGATCTCATCCGGTTCGCGTAGAGGCGTTTGAACTCTGGATTCTTCCAGTTTGCCCGTGTGTCGTTCTCGCTGATGACCGTGGCGTTTTTGAAAGGCTTTGGCACCTCGACCATGTAGTCGCTCAGGTTCGATGAAATGTGTTCCGAGAGCTTGGCATGCTCAGCTTTGAGTTCATCGTTCGCATGTTTCTTGTCTAAGAATGATGCCCTTTCTGCACGCGTCCAACACGCTTCAGAATTGATGAAGATGTCTCGCTGTATCTGAACCAGACTGGTCATCGTGTCCCTGCGAACTTGTGTGAGTTTCTCGTGTATCTTTTCCATCTTACCAAAACGTTTCATGTTCAGAAGGTGTAAAAGCCTCTTAAGGATGCGCTTCCTCTTGGGGATGTCAGGAAGGTCAAGGTATTCTTCTTCCTGGCCTATGAAGACCTTGGGCTTGAAGGAAGGTCGACGAATAAAGTAGCGTTCCAGTTTTTGATTGATCATTGACAGACCCTTCATCTCGTTCTCCATCTCTTCGATGTCTTTCTTGACCAAAGTAAGAAGTCGCTTGAGTCGTGCCTGGTCCAGAAGTCTTTTACTGACCTTTTTGATGGGTGGCACAAAGGTTTCACCAACCATCTTGTTCTTGATTTCCAAAAGACGTTCCTGCTTTTCCACCAGTGGTGTCTTGCGCTTGACCACTCCACTTTCAGTAACATCAAATATGTAGTTCCTCTTGGCGAGATATTCCGTCCAAACCTTTGAGTTGAACTTTTGTAACTCCTTCATATTTTCGTTCACGTCGCCGGGTTTCATTTGCTTGATGCACCAGTTCTTGGCGCCCTTGCTGAGGTGAGTGGCCAGCGCATCCGCCTTGCTCTCGCTCACCAACCCAGAGTCAATGAGCGCGGTCGTCGCGAGTGCGATGGATTTGGTCTCCATTGTGTCGGATGTCTCCTATCTCTGACCTCCATGGAGGTCGTCGCTCCCTGAATAATTATTTCAACTTCTTCACTTGAAGGGCTTGGGAGTTCCTATTGCGCCTGACTTCATTGGGATCCTGACCAGGTTTGGTGGCACCTCCTGCCTTTTTATAGGTTTTCTGATGGAGGCTCCAAAATTGTTGAGATCCCACACGGAAGTTCTGATGAATCTTTGCCTTGTACCAGAACACGCAGTCCTCGATCCGGTTTGACTTGGACGTATTGTCCAGCACCAAAACCTCGTAATTTTCAGTACACGCCGTCATCACCTGATTGAACATATCAAAGTTGGGGAAGATTCCGAAGAATGCCTTGTATAACTTTTCTCGGTTCTGGATCACATTTTCTCGTGCGATGAACACGTAATCCACATTGGCGCGGAGATCCGGACTGAGGTCCATGCAGTACTGCATCGTCAACATGAAAAAGATTTTCCAGTGGCGACCGTTCATGAAGCACTGGCGAATACACGCGTCCTTCAGAAATCGTCGATCATACATACAATCATCCATCAATATGAAGGCTCCAATGTCCCTGGACGTCAGTTCCTTCTTTCCTGGTGGCGGTTTCATGTTCACCATCTTCCTCTGTCTGTCGATGACCCTCTCGATGATGTCCTTGTCATATTCACCGTAGATGAACAAGTCCGGAATGAACTGTTGATACCAGTGATTGCCTTCCTCGGTCGCAGACATTACCACGCCTGCCGGGAGATGCTTCTTGTGGTAGAGGATGTCTGTCACCAACGTCGATTTCCCTGTGCCACGCTTGCCAATAAACACACACACCTTGTCGTCGCCCATAGTGGCAGGGTTAAATTTTTTGAGTTGAATGTTCATATCTATTAGTCGTATGTATTTTTTGAAATCTTTTTTTGACACATCATAATAGTATGCGGCTTGCCGTCACAGGATACCAAGACACCTTTCTGACAGGAACGCCCGAACTAAGTTATTATCAAAAAGTTTTCACCGATCGCGCGGGGTACACGTCCGAGAACCTTCGTCTGGCTTTTAATTCTGATATCCGTTTTGGTGGATCGAGTATTTGTACAATAGACAATGACACATGTGATATCATAACGGGTTTCTTTCTGAATTTCAGTTATGTAAACACACAGACAGTCCCACAGGATGCCGCTCATGCTTTCATAGAACGTGCAGAACTTCTGGTGGGAGGACAGACCATCGTGAGTCTTACTGGAGAATACATGGCGATTATGTCGGATCTTACGGACTCACAGAGGACGCGAAATAGCAATGATACCCTCTTGGTTAGAAATGTCTCACCAACCTCCTACGGCACGAGTGCGCCTTCGAAAAATTTCATTGTTGAGCTTCCATTTTTTGGAAAAGGATACGAAAATGCTTTCCCTCTTTTGGCTCTGAACAGACACACGATTGATTTGAGACTCGTCTTGAGAAATCAAGCCGAACTTGGCAGTGTTACACTTCCTAATATCGAAGTCAACCTACAGGCTGCCTATCTTTCGGAAGAACATAGGCAATTTTTCCTTGGAAAACAAATGGATTACGTAATTAGACAAACACAACTTGCACGAGTGACTTTAAATGATCTCAATCAGATACGATTCAAAACCGAATTTGAAAATCCCGTAAAGGAATTCATCCTGGTCGTACAAAATGACTCTGGGACCGATGGCGTGTTCGATTATAGTTCAGGCGCAAGTTCAAATTACTCGAGTTACTCCAACGATCAAGTGACGCGGTGGAAACTTTTCTTCAATGGACAAAACTATTTTAACCTTGATCAAATGAAAATGAGAGCCATTCAGCCCTACGAATACTACACACAGACACCAAGCTATAAGGTGAACGTGTTTAGTGTGGGTCAAAATTCTGGTACATTCCCTTCCGGTACGGTCAACATGAGCCGAATTTCCAGTCAGATTTTCGAACTAACTCTTGTTGATAATAGCGTATCGCGTAAAGCAAGACTCTACGCGGTAAACTTTAATGTCTTCCGCTGCCAAGGCGGACTCGGTGGAACATTGTTTGTCTAATCAAGCTTGATCTCGCGACGCTTCTTGTCCGAAGTTCGCATCTTGAAGAACAGCTTGAGCACACCATCCACGTAACTAGCCTTGTAACCCTCATCCGATACATCCACGTAACTGGGCAAATCGAATGAGGCACTTCGGTTCTCACCGTAGCCCACAGTCACCTCATGGTCGTCCGAAGAAAGCATGATCTGGATGTTATCCTTACCCACCCCGGGGAGATGCATCTCAATCTCAAAACCCTCATCTGTGGTGTGGGTACGCTTGTATAGATATCTGTCAGCCATTTTAGTATTAAACTGCTTCTCCATGTTGGGAAGCTCATTCAGAACCTTGGACGTCGTGTCCAAAAGGTCATAAAGATCGCCA